CATTGTGGATTTATAAGTGATGTAAGTTGAGATTGCATAATAATCCTTAAGAGATACGGAGCCAGAGAGTTACACCAGTGGAGTCTGCTGCTTGGGCAGATAGGCCCATACATCTCCATGTCCCGGACAAATAACCACCACCTCCAACAAGCCCCGCAGCAGAGTTTCGTAAATTAGAACCTGAAGTAGTAGAGTTAAAAACCGCAGTACTTGGCCCACTTACCAACATGGCAAGAGCGTAAGTACCAACAGCACCAGCACTTGCAGCAGCAGTAGCATTCAACACTTGAGATGTAGATACAGAGGATACTGTAGATGCGTTACCAGCATTTGTAGCGTAGTTTGTAGTTCCTGCGCTATTGGCATAATTGACATTAAAGTTTGATGGATTATAGACATACATCTCATTACCATCTGAACCCCCCCAAAGCCACGGCGGTTGCCCACTCTGACCTGACCAGTTAAAATTTAAATCTGAACCATCAGAACGGCGAGGATAAGCCCTACCTGTAATATTTATACTATATGTACCACTATTATTATAAACACCATTGGTGACTGTTGCTGCATTACCAGAGATATTGATACCCCATGTACCGGACGCATCAACACCAGTTGTACTAGGAGCACCAATCGTGTTATAACTCACTGTAAGGCCATTGCCACCGTTGAAAGAAGCACCTGAAGCACCACCTGTACCAGTATTGTTAAATATAACACTATTGTTTAGGTTAACGCTGATAGCAGCAGTACCATTAAAAGCCACACCATTGATATTTCTTGCAGTAGCTAATGCAGTGGCGGTACTTGAATTACCAGCAATATCGCCAGTAATTTTAGAACCTGCAAGAGCAGTAATCCATGTTGGATTGGAATATGAACCATTGGTGTAAACACCGTTAGTTACTGTACCAGCGTTACCACTAATATTTATACTATATAGTGAACTTAAATCACTCCAAGTACTACCGTTATATTTTTGCCATTTATTACTTGTGCTAATCCATCGTATTGCATTCGTGGTCACGTTAGTTGCGGTAGTAGCGGAGGGGTCTAGCCCCACCGCTAAATCGTCAAATCGCGCATCCATTTCAGCAACAAAGTCAGAATAAATACTTGTAATTGTCGGCTTTAAATGATCTGCCATATTTTAATATCCTTTAATAGACCAAGAAGTATTTGCGCTTACTCTTGAACCAGAATTGTTGAATAAATAAACTCTAAAAGATTGAGGATACATTGAGCAACCACCAGTTGTGTCATCCACTGACATGTTTACTGTAAAACTATTTGTTGAATAGCTCGTTATGGTATAGATACCTGTATTACCAGAACCTGAATTAATAAATAATTTAATATTCTGACCAGTAATCATACCGTGGTTATCTATACTTACAGTACAAACACCGGAAGTAATTGAATACGTACCAGAGACAAAAGCATCTTTAATATCGTATACCGAGATTACAGGTGTGGTGGCTAAAGGTGATAATGTTATACTCTGTATATCAATAAATTCTTTGTTAAAGTTTATAATCGTACCAAGAGAGTCCGCTGAAACAGCAGATACTGTTCCTGCATCGTTCTTTAATTTTGCATCAAGTCTTACATTAATTTGTGTAATCTCATACAACCCTATGTTTGTTGGAACACTGGTAACTGTAAGTCTAATTTTTACATATCTAAAGTTTAATCCAAATACATCAGTTACTCCATTATAATCTATGTAAGTAGAATTGTCAAGTGACAAACTGATTCTTGGTACAACAATAGGTGAACCAGCAACTGCATTTCCATTGTAAGTCAATAGCACTCGACTAGAAGCTAGAGGTTGACCAAAATCAAAAATCTCTTCATAGTAACCAGTGCTAACAGAAGGTTGAATAAATACAGGATAACCTGCGTTAATCTGATCTTCTGGTGTACTCCATGATCTTGTAGTAAAGTGCTCATCAAACGTTTCCGTAGTATTAATGGGTAATGCTAATACACTACCATCAAATGTAGCTGAAGATTTTGTACCTGTAAAAGTACTATCAAATTCAGCATGGAATACGAAATCAGGGGGTTCAGAAACTAGTGTAGTTATGGATACAGGTGTACTTTGTACACTTTCAGTATCAACAGCAGATAACCAATAAGTAAAATTACCACCAATACTTTCATTGATTGTTGTGAATTCACCTTTCTTATCACCTAGAACGGTAGCAGTATCCCATGTAGCACCTTTTTTAATCAAGATGTGATCAATAGGTAATGATGTTCTAACTGGTAATGTCCAGTATAACATCACTGTGTTATCTACAACCTGTGCTCTTACGTCTGTTGGAGGATTAGGGGCAATCTTGGCAATAGTTTCAGAATAACCTGAAGACTTATTACCGTGTACATCTACTGTTTTTACTATAAATGTACGATCACCCAACCAGTCAGCAGGTAACGTAATATTGTTAGCTCTTACTGTACGAATATCATCATTGTAAGTCAATTCATAAAAAGCTACATCAAACTCACTGTCAGTTATGTCTGTCCAGTTCAATGTTATAGTTGCACTGGTCAATGCAGTATCTGCATATGAATAAACAATATCACTAATGTTCGGCACTGCACTTGGAATGAAAGTAACCACACTAGATGTTAAACTATAATTGCCCGAACTATCAACTGCCCGAATATAGAAGGTAGCAGAACCGTTTGTAACATACTTAACGAAAGCATTGGTATTGTCGCCATAAAAAACTCTATTAACATCGCCAATACCCCATCCTGTATCTTCTGTACGAACTTCGTAAGTGCTGGTATCAAGTTCTAAGTTAGGATGCCATGATAACAATAACTGACCACTTGATTTATCAGCAGAAACGTTGAATTCGGTAACCTGAGATGGAGGGTTAGTTTTACCAACCACTGTATGATTACCATATTCCGACCAATTACCTACTTTACCATCACGAGCAATATACCGCATTCTAACTTTATAGGTTTCACCTTCTTTTACATCACTGATTGTTGCAGAACCTTTTTGATACGGTACAAATATTGATCGTAAATTTACACCTGATTCAGAACTACTTAAATCATACTGAACTTCGACAGATTCTACAACAGGGGGTAATTGGGAATTATTGAAGTATGCAACACTAATATTATATTTGAAAATTCCTTTAGATACTCTTTCCATCACAGATTCGTCACTTAGAAAACCTGTAATAGTTGGAACCTTATTACCGAAAGCTTGTACTTGTAGTACAGGTGGTAAAGTTAACTGTGATTCAAACAATGTAGATGCACTTAAATTCAGATAATCAGTAAAGATATTATATTGAGGTGTTACGCCATAATCGACTAGAGTTATTCTTGCCGAATTATTTGCCGTTGGTTCAATACCTAGAACAATCAGGTCTTGTGACTCCTGACTAATTTCCCCGAATAAGAACAAATCTAAAGCATCTGCTTCGTCTGTTGTTACAGAACTGACCAACTCAATTTCACTATAATAATCGTCTGTAGTTTTAGGTACTACATCTCTTGTAACAGACACACCTGATTTACTTCTGAATCTGATAGTATATTGCAAACCAGCTTTCATTGGTACATCTTCATCCAACTCAAGTTGAGTATTTGAAATTCTATTTTTAATACGACCAGAACCCAAGCCCCACATCGGAACATCATGCATAACCTTTACACGATCACCACGATTACATACTAGATATTCAATATCAGAGTTTAATGTGTAAACCTCAGGGCGTAATTTCATTTGAGCCATGTGCCACTTCGCATGATCAATAACTAGTGATTTTTTAGTTACACCCGGAAGAGTTATGCTTTCAAATAAATTCGCATTACTTGAATCTTTACCAATATCATATACAATAATCTCAGCTTCCTGATAATCTTGATCTTGATCGTAATAAGTTACACGCAAACCATCTGGACGTTTAGGTAAACTTTTTGCACCTTCAAAACCCCAACTATTGTGTGGAGTAAAGTGCTGTACTATATTTGTTTTTACCTCGTCAATAACAACTGTCCACTTACCGTCTACCAATGCAGGACTAGCCCTACCAGCAGCACATATATCACGAATAACTTCTAATACACTACGAGCTTCACCTAAAGTACCATTATACTCAAAACCTCTTGTTGTGCAATACTCATAAAAATATTGTAATTGATTTAAATTAATCTGAGAGGATGCGTTCGTAATTTTACGAGGGTTGGCAGGATGCTCTAGAACATACCTCATCAATGCTGCAGG